CAGCAATGACCGAAGACCCCATGGTCGCTGCGCTGCTGCGTGAGCGTGAGGGCTGCGTCCAGCGCGGCCTGGACGCCCGCGTCGCGGCGATCGACGAACAGCTCAAGGCGCGCGGTCACACCCCGCCGAAGACCGACGCCAAGCCCAGCGGCGACACCCGCACCGAGGCACCCAAGGGCCGGCGCGCCCGGCGGACCGAGACGGCCTGACCGATGGCTGAGTACGCCACCCGTGACGAGCTGAAGCAGCAGCTGGCGATCGAGACGGACGACGACACCCGGGACGCGCTGCTGGACAAGGCACTCAAGGCCGCGTCCCGCGGGATCGACCGGGCTACCGGCCGCCGGTTCTGGCTGGACGACACGGCCACGACCCGCACCTACCGGCTCGCCGGCCGCGTCTCGTGCGAGGCCGACGGGGACGTGCTCCTGGTCGACGACATCGGCGCCACCGCCAGCATGGTCGTGGAGACCGGCGCCGGGTCCTCGTTCACCGCGTTCACCGGCTACGAGACGACGCCTGACAACGCCATCGCGGACGGCTGGCCGGTTACCGGGCTGCTGCGCGTCAATGGCTCCTGGGGAACGTCCACCGCCCGCGTGCGGGTCACCGCCAAGTTTGGCTGGCCCGCCGTCCCCGACGACATCGCCGAGGCCTGCCTGATCCAGGCGTCCCGCCTGTTCAAGCGGAAGGACTCCCCGGAGGGCGTGATGGGCTCCTCGGAGTGGGGCGTTGTCCGCCTGTCCCGCCGGGACCCGGACGTGTGGAACCTCATCGAGCCCTACCTACTGCCCGGCTTCGGATAGGAGGCACCCGTGCAGATCTCCGCTGTCCGCGACGCGATCGCGGCCGCCGCCTCCGCCATCGTCCTGCCCGCCGGCGTCGGCAAGCTCAAGTGCACCGGCTACGTACCGGACGCCGTCCTCGCCCCGTGCTTCTTCGTCGGCGAGGTAGAGGTCACCTTCGACAAGGCGATGGGCCGCAAGCTCGACGAGCTGCTGTTCACCTGCCGCGTGCTGGCCGGACGCCAGGACGACCAGACCTCCCAGCGCGTGGTCGACGCGCTGCTGTCAGGCGCCGGACCGGCCTCGCTGAAGCAGGCGATCGAAGCGGCCCGCGGAGCCCCGGGCGAGCTGGCCCTCGGAGGGCTGGCCGACGACCTCCACCTCCAGCGCGTCGCGGGCTACCGCTGGTTCGAACACGGCAGCACCACCTACGTCGGCGCCGAACTGGTCATCAAGGTCATCGGAGACGGGAGCACCTGAGATGAGAATCCGGATCCTGGTGAGCCAGCCGCCCGGCGCCGTGCTGCACGGCCGGCCCTGGCCCACCGAGGGCACCGAGATAGACGACCTGCCCACCACCGTGGCCGCCCACCTGGTCGCCTCCGGCGTCGCCGAGGAAGTCACGGAGGCCCCGCCCGCACGGCGCCGCAAGAGCAGGAAGGGAGACGGCGATGTCTAAGTCCGTCCTGTTCAACGTGCGCTGCTTCGCCGGAGGCCTGGACCTGACCGGCAACTCCAACAAGATCGAACTGATGGCCGAGGTGGAGGAGAAGCCCACCACGAACTACGGCTCCGAGGGCTGGGGGGAAGTCGTCGGCGGGCTGGCCTCCGCCGAGATCGCGGGCGAAGGCCAGTGGGAGGCGGGCGTAGACGACGCCACCTGGGCCCAACTCGGAGGCGTCGGCCCCTGGTCGATCAGCGCCAACAACGCGGCCTCGGTCGGCTCTCTGGCGTACTTCACCCGGGCCATGCGCGCGGACTACACGCTGCTCGGCGAGGTCGGCGAGGTCGCCCCCTGGACGTCCACCGCCAAGTCGTCGTGGCCCCTGGTCCGCGGCCAGTTCGCCCACCCGCCCGGCGCTGCCCGCACCGCCAACGGCAACGGCACCGCCCTCGAGGTGGGCGCCGTCCCCGCGGGCAAGCGGATGTACGCGGCGCTTCACGTCCTGTCGGTGGCAGGCAGCACGCCGTCCCTGACCGCCCGCCTGGAGTCCAGCGCGGACGACACGTTCGCCTCCCCGACCACCCGCGCCGCCTTCGACGCGGCGACCGAGGCCGGCGGGCAGGCCGTGCGTACCGACGGCACCGCCATCGCGGACACCTGGTGGCGTCTCGCCTGGGACATCACCGGCACCACGCCGTCGTTCCTGTTCGCCGCTGCCGTCGGCATCGGCTGATCCACCCACCTACGACCCGGCCCAGCCAAGGGGCGCGGGCGTCTCGTCATGCCTGAAAGGGAGGCAGCCGTGCCGAAGATGGTGCTGACCGCCGAGTACCTGTCCATCAACTCCAACGACCTCTCGGAGTTCACCAAGAAGGCCGAGGTGACGGTGGAGGTCGAGGAGAAGGACGTCACCAACTACAAGTCGCTGGGCTGGAAGGAAGTCATCGGCGGCCTCAAGTCCGGCACGCTGGCCTGCGAGTTCCTCCAGGACTTCGCCGCCACGAAGCTCGACGCGATCATGTGGCCGCTGCTGGGAACGGTCGTGCCGTTCGAGGTGCGCGCCGACCAGGCCGCCGTCGGCACGTCCAACCCCTCGTACTCGGGGAACGTCCTGATCGCAGGCTGGTCCCCGGTCACCGGCTCCGTCGGTGACGAGGCCACCGTCTCTCAGGACTTCACCACGTCGGGGGCCGTGACCCGGGCGACGACCTGATGCCCCGCGCGTCCACCGCGTCGCTCCACCTGGAGCTGACGTCGTCGAACCTGCGGAACGTCTCCAACGCGCTGAAGGCCGAGGAGGACGGCAAGGAGCTCCGCAAGGAGCTGACGAAGAACATGCGTGAGGCCCTCAAGCCGGGGGCCGCACGCGCCAAGTCTTCGATCATGTCGATGGCGTCCACGACGCCGCACTCCGGGCCCGCCCTCAAGACCGCGATCGCCCGAAGGATCAGGCCCGAGGTCCGCATCACCGGCAAGTTCCCCGGCGCCAAGATCAAGGCCTTCAAGACGAAGAACCTGCGGAACTTCCCCAACGCCCCCAAGCGCACCAACCGCGCGTCCGGCTGGCGGCACCCGGTCTACGGCAACCGCGAGGTGTGGGTCCAGCAGACCGGCAAGGTCAAGTGGTTCGACCGCGCCTTCGAGGGCGAGCAGGCGCACTACAAGCGGCAGGTCCAGTTCGCCCTGGCGGACATGGTCAACCGCATCGCATCCCGATCCGACTGAACGAGGAGGGCCCCGTGCGGGTCACGTACAGCCCCGAAGACGGCGACGAGCAGACGTTCAACTACAACCCGAACAAGCTGATGTCCGCCGAGCGGGAGGCCCTGGAGAAGCGCACCGGGAAGTCCTTCCAGGAGTTCTCCCTGGGCGTCGTACGGGGCAACGCCCTGTGCCGGCGCGCGCTGCTGCACGTCCTGCTCAAGCGCCAGCACCCCACGATCGTCTTCGACGACGTCGACTTCTGCTGGGACGAACTCCAGATCGAGATGACCAAGGGCGAGATCACCCTGATGGTGGAGCGCCTGCGGGAGAAGCCCGGCAACGACGACATGGTCGAGGCGCTCCTCAGCCAGTACGACGAGGCGCCGGACGACGAGGGAAAAGCGCGTTTGCCGATCGCCGTCTGAGCCACCTCGGCAACGCCGCCCACCTCCTGCACATCACTCCGCGCGACTGGGATCTGCTCACGGTCGAAGAGGCCGACCACCTTCTGAAGTGGCTGGACGACTACCGCGTCCAGATGGAGAAGGTCGCCAAGAAGCGGTGACGCCCGCACCGAAGGGAGCCCGCAATGTCGGACACCAGTCTGGTCTTCGCCCTGTCCACCCGGGACGACACCGGCCCCGGCATGCGCTCGGCCCGGGAAACGGTCGACTCCGAGACGGAGGGGATGGCCGACGACGTCGCCGACAACGGCTCCCGGATGGGGGCCGCTCTGGCGGCGGCCGGCGCGGCCGCGGGAGCGCTGGCCGGGGCGGCGCTCATGTCGTCGCTGGCGCAGGCGATGGATATATCCGAGGCGACCACCCGCCTCGAGGCGCAGCTGGTCAACACGACCGCGGACGTCGGCGCCGCGACGGACGCCATGACGAACGTCTTCGTCAACGGGTGGGGGGAGTCCGCCACCGAGGTCGGCGATGTGATCAAGTCCGTGACCCTGAACATGGACGAGTTCACGGGCAACCAGCAGGGCCTGGAGGACATGACCGAGAAGACCATGGCTCTGTCCAAGGCCTTCGACCAGGACTTCAACAAGGCCACCGCGGCGGCCGGCCAGCTGGTGAAGACCGGCCTGGCGGCCAACTTCGACGACGCCATGGACCTCATCGTCACCGGCCTGGGCAGCGTAGCCAACAAGAGCGACGACTTGCTCGACACGTTCAACGAGTACTCCACCCAGTTCCGCCGCCTCGGCCTGGACGGCAAGACCGCCATGGGCCTGATCAGCCAAGGGCTCCAGGCAGGCGCCCGGGACTCCGACGCGGTCGCCGACGCCCTCGGCATCTTCGGCGAGATCGCCCTCAAGGGCGGCGAGCAGGTCAACCAGGCGTTCGGGTCGATCGGCCTGAACGGTGAGGACATCGGCCGGAAGATGCGGGCAGGCGGCGACGAGGCCACCCTGGCGCTTCAGCAGACGATGGACGCCCTGCGCGGCACCGACGACGCCACGGTCCGGCTGGGCGCCGCCCAGACCCTGTTCGGAGACCTCGCCAACACCCAGGCGGACGCCCTGTACGCCCTGGATCCGGCGAGCGCCGCAGCCGCGGGCGGCTTCGACGACGTCGCGGGAGCGGCCGACAAGGTCGTGGAGAAGCTGGAGAAGTCCCCCGCCATGCGGCTGGAGGCCTTCAAACGGGGCGTTCAGCAGCACGTCATCGACTTCCTCGGCAGCAAGGTTCTTCCGGCCGCGATCAAGTTCAAGGACGACTTTGGGAAGGCCGTCCGTGGCGCGTGGGCCGAGGCCGGGGACGGCGGTACCGAGGGCGTCGACCGCGTCCTGTCGTTCGTGGCCCTCCTCGGTCAGCGCGTCGCCGAGAAGATCGTCACGGACCTGGTGCCGAAGGCAGCCGAGGGCCTTGCGCACTTCGGTCAGCGGCTCGCCGAGTACGCGATGGCCGACCCCGCGAACCTGTTCAAAGTCGCACTGATCGCGGGGGCGCTCATCCTCGCGCTCACCCAGCTC